ACCGGGCGGTGAACCGGGCCAGTCACACCTGATGGGGACTGGCACAGGCCATCCAGCGCGGGCTGCTCAGCGTCCGCGGCGGCGTACATGGCGGGCGGCACGTAGGGCTCACCGAGGGCGGCGCACAGTGCGGCCATCGCCAGCAGCGGCGGCACCGCGTTGCCCGCCTGCAGGTATCGCTTGGACTGCGTGCCTTGCCACGGGTGGGTAGCCGGGAAGCTCTGCAGGATGCCGGCCTCAGTGACCGTGACGCGGCGCGACTCGGGGTCACGGCCTGCGGCCGTCTCAGCCACCCCGCGCTGCGTCGTCCCTTCGGGGTACCAACGCACGTCATTTGAGCAGTGACCGAACAGCATGGTCGGGGCGGGGTGGTCCATGTGCCGGATGGCGGCGTGCGCGTTGTTGCTGCCGCGCAGCACCACGTTGCGGTCCACCTTGCTGGTCACGGTCGCGGCGGGCTGGTCGGCCGTCCTGACGCCACGGTTTGCCGGGTCGCCGCCACTGCCGTAGTTGGAAACCACCCGAGTGTCCTCTGCCCATCCCAGCGCCTCGGCCATGGAGACCCACTTGGCCACACCCGGGTCCAACTTCTCCGGGCTACGCGAGTAGTAGCGCGAGTGTGTCGGGGTCGGCGGGGACACCTCGAGGTCGCGGGAGGCGATCAGGAACGCCCGCTTGCGGGTCTGCGGCACCCCGTACTGTTCGGCGTGCAGGTAGCCGGTCCACACGCTGAAACCAGCTTCCCGCAGCACCACAGCGCACGCCTCCCACACCGGCAGCACCGTGGGCACCTGCTCCCACGCCAGCCACCGGTACGGGTGATGCAGCGCGAACCACAGCGGGGTCAGCACCAGTGCGGTGCGGTCGTCGCCGAACACCTCCCCGGCGGTGCGCAGCTCGGCCAGGGTCATGCCCTTCACCTGCGGCAGCACGGTGAGCACGTCGTCCAGCGCCTTGCGGCCCGACCCCTTGCCTGCACTGCTGAACGTCTGGCACGGCGGTGAGGCGATCAGGCCCGACGCCTGCAGGTCACGGCCGGTGTATCGCGGCTTGTAGGTCCACACGTCGTCATGCGCGGTGGTCAGACCGGCCGCGTCACGGGTGGCGCGGGCCGCGGGCATGTTCTCCACACCACGGGCGTGAATGTCCAGCCAGTCGGCCGCCACGTCCCACCCGCCTGCACCTGCGAACAGGTCGTCCGCGATGAGGCGGCTCACAGGGCCGCCACACCCACGACTGCGCAGGTTGCCCTGTCGGCCACACCACCGCGGTGGGCCTGCATGACGAGTGAGTCCACGATGCTCTGGTCCCACTTCGCAGCGAACGCGGCGGGGGCGGTGGCCTGTCGGCCATCGGTGGCGGTAATGGTGCTGGTCTCGGTCTCCATGTGCGAAACAGTACAGCACTACGCACGCACTGCGCAAGCGGTACGCGATCAGGCCAGCGACACAATGCGCCCGTAGTGGCCTTGGAACGCCAGCGGGATGGTCACCGGCGCCGGGCCGTTCCGGTTCTTGCCCACGATCAAGTCCACCTCACCCAACCGGTCCGACGATGGTTCCCCGCCGTACTGGTCCGGGCGGTGCAGCAACCACACCTGATCAGAGTCCTGCTCGAGCGACCCTGACTCGCGCAGGTCCGAGACCAGCGGGGTGTGGTCGGAACGCTGGGTGTTGCCCCGGTTCAGCTGCGCCAGCAGGAACACCGGGCACTCGTGTTCCTTCGCCATCAGCTTGGTGTCCCGGCTGATCTGCGCCACCTCCTGCTCGCGCACGTCCCGGCGGTCGGCCGGCCGCACCAACTGCGCGTAGTCAATGCCGATGAGGCCCAGCGGTTTGCCGTACCGGCGGGCGGTCTGTCTCGCGGCGGCCCTGATCTGTGCCATGGACTGGTCGGCCCGGTCGTCCAGATACAGCGGCAGGTCCCGCAACCGGGCGGATGCGTCAGCGACCTTGGCCCAATCGCCCTCGGACAGTTGGCGGCGCAGCATCCGGGACAGGTCGATGCGTCCCATGCCGGCGATGATCCGGGCCACGTACTCGTTGCGTGACATTTCGAGGGTGGCGACGTGCGCCGGCTTGCCCTGCATGGCGGTGAACAGGGCCACGTCCTTGAGGGCCAGTGACTTGCCGTGACCCGGGCGGGCGGCAACGGTCACCATCTGCCCGGCCAGCAGGCCGTTGGTTTTCTCGTTCACGTCCACCCACGGGGTGTCTGCCCCGATGGGCGGGGCCTCCAGCCAGTCGATGGCCGTATCCAGGGCGTCACCGACCGACGCGCCACCCTCGGTGGTGCGGGCCTGTGAGGCGGCCTCAGCGATCCACTGTTGCGCATCCTCCGCGGCCTGGGTGGCGTCGTCGGCCACCTCCGCGTTACGGGCCACCCGCTGGGAGGCGTCGATCATGCGGCGGCGCAGCGCCTTGTCCAGCACCTGTTCGGCGTAGTACGTCGCAGACAGCGGCGTCGGGCACGCCTGCATCAGGGTGTGCAGGTACGGTGCCCCGCCGATGCGCTCGAGGACACCGCGGCGGCCCAGCTCGGCGGACACGGTGATGGCGTCCACCGGCTGCTGGCGGGCGGCCAGGGCGGCGATGGCGTCGTGGACGGCCTCGTGGGCGGGCTTGTAGTAGTCGGACCCGCGGAGCATGGCCAGCACGTCGTGCAGCACGTTGCGGGACTGCAGCATGGCACCGAGGACAGCCTGTTCGGCGGCCGGGTCCTGTGGGGGAGTGTTCACGCGGCAGCCTCGGTGCGGGTCGGGACCGGGTACAGGTCTCCGTCGCGCCGGGTCCAGCCGCGGCGCCACTGCGCTTTCCATCGCAGCTCGGTGATGGTCTGCGGGTCCCAATCGACCAGCACGTCGGCGAAGTATTCGTACTCACCGCAGGTGGGGTCCGCCAGGTCCATGACGGCCCGGCAGTGCAGGCACTCGCAGAACGTCCACGCGGTGCCGTCACCCAGCGCCACGCCGCGGCGGTACTTCTCGCCGGGCCGGATGGTCCGGGTGCACAGGGTGCAGCGGTGGGCCTTGCGGGCGGTGGGCCACGTCTCGGTGTAGAACATCACGCCTCAACTCCCATGCAGACGTACCGGCGGGCAGCGTCCTCGGTCTCGTGCCGGGCGTGCGGGTCCTGCAGGCTGCACTGCATCAGCGTCACCGGCTTGTGCGCAGGCATACCCGGCAGCTCCACCTCGTCGGCCCACCGTCCGGCGTTCAGCCAGGTGGACGCGTGCGGGATGAACTGTGCCTCAGTGCCGGTGGCCTTCCACACCTGCACGGCGTTGGCCAGCCCGTGGGCGATGGCCTCCGCGTCGGTGGTCTTGCGGGCCTTGGCGTACGCCTTCGCTGCAGCAGCCTTGCCGACCTTCCGGGGGTACATCTCCCACCAGGACTCGAAGTCAGCGGCGACAGCCGCGGCCCGCGCTCGTGCGGGAGAGTCTTTCTCTCCTTCTCCCTCTCCCTCTGCTTGAGGTTTGCTTGCGTCGGCTTGAGTTTTGCCACCAGTCGGCTTAGCAAGTTGCTTTCTGGTTTCCTGTACCTGCAGGTCAACGGCCTGCGCCTGACGCGCCCTACCCCCACGACGACCAGCCTCAGAACGCTTCGCGGACAGCTCGTCAACCTCAGCCTTGCTGTTCTGATACTCCAAGAAATCGTGCAGGTACAGCTGCCCATCCTCGGGCTGTGGGCACCGGTCGCAGCCGTGCCCAGGGGCGTGCCACCGGGTGGCATCCACCAGCGCGCCGGCGGCCTCATCGGTGCCACCCCAGCGCCGCACCAGCCGCGCCGGGAAGTGCCCATCAGTCAGGTTGCGGCGGCAGTACAGCAGAGCCAGCAGCCACAGGCCCAGGTGCTCAGGGTCGAGGTCCACCCACGCGGGCGAGTCGTCCAGGTCGGTGAACACCTTCACGAACGTGCTTCGGTTAGTCATTCGCTTTCGCCACCTTCCACGCCACGGGCGGCTGCACGGGCAGCGGCGAGGAGTTCGCGTCCGCACCGCGAGCGCGTGTGGTCGCCCCATTGCGTCGTATCGTCCGCAGCGACCCATGAGTCGGCCAGCGCCTCGACCGCGTCCAGCACCGCCTTCGCCCCGCGCGCCTCGGCAGCGGCCTCACGGGCAGCGATCGTCGGCGCGAGGGCGTCAGCGAGGACAGCGGCTTGGTGGGCGCGGAAGTCGCACCAGTACCCGGCCCATCCTCCGCAACGGCACCCATGCCATCCGGGGTCGGCGGCCCCGTTGGACAGGTACTTTCCGTCCCGCTTTGCGGCGGCCCCGAAATCGTTGATCGCGTAGTCGTGCCCTGCCAGCACCTCGGCTGCCACGGCCTCAATGTCGTCCCGGGCGGTCATGAGGTCGCTCCGGGCGGGGTGACGCGGGTTCGCCAGTCGTTCAGGGACGGGTAGAAGCCGGTTTCGTCGGCAACGCGGACGGCCCACAGGTATGCCTCGACTGCCGCCTTGGTGCGGTCGGATGCGCTGCCCTCGGTCTCGATCCACGCGAGGTCGGCCATAACCAATGCACCCCTGTCGAGGTCAGGCAGTGCCGCGTCCTTCTCACTCCCGTGCTCGCCCCGGGCGGTCATGCGCGGTCCTCGGTGGGCGGTGTGACGCGGGTGGCAATCGCTTCCGCAAGGGCGACCAGAGCGTCTGTCGTCGCATTCCACGCTGGGCTGTTCATGCTCAGTCCGCGCAACGACTGAGTCAGTTGCAGGTGCGTCATCGCCATGTCGGGGAGGCTCACGACCCCGTGCTCGCTCATCGCTCGCCCCCAACCTGCTGGGCAGCTGCGCCCAGCCTGCGCTGGGCGGCACGGTCAGCGGCGAGCCAGTCGGAGGCGAGGATGTCCTTGGCGATGCAGACGTGCAGTCCGCGCACTTCGGACGACCAGAACGGGTGCGCCTTCGCGATCAGGGCGGCCAGCGTCTCCACCTCGGCGGCGTCAGTCTGCTCGGTCATGTCAGTCTCCCTAGATAGTTCCTGTTCACGCCACATGGGGCGACCCGCTCAACTGCATCTCCGCGCGCATCAGCGCAGACATTGACTGCACCGTTGACGCCTGATCCCGAACTACCCTCAGGTGATCCTCCGCAGCCTTCCGGTGCGCCTCCGCCACCTCGGCCGCCAACCACTCGTCATGCACCTGCACGTCCACCCACGCGTCCCGGTCGGCCACCGTGACACCGTTCTCGCCCCTCTTCGGGCGCGGGCAGTCCGTGGACATGGTGGCCTTGGCGACAGCAACCCGCAGCGTGGCTTTCGCCTCAACCTCGGCGTCCCGCGCACGGGCCAACATGCGCTGGCTCATCGCCATGTCTTGGTGCACCTGGTGCAACCGGTCCAGCACGTTGCCCGGCGTCAGCATGTCGGCTCATCCCTCAGTGCACGCTTCCTGCGGACGTGCCACACGGTCACGCCGAGGTGGCGCACTGGCACCACCTCCTGCCTGGTCCTGTTCACCAGAGCCCGAACCTGTGCGTACGTCATCGCATGGTCCAGCGAGGTCCACAGCATCCGGCCGGCGTAGTCCACCGTGTACGGGCCCGTGCGTTCCAGCTCGGCCAACTCCTCACGCGGCATCGTCCTCACCGCCTTCCTCGGCTATCCGGTACACCGTTACCTTGATCCCGCCCGGGCTGGTCTCGCAGTAGTCCTGCGGGTCCAGACCCAGCGACCGCAACGCGGTGACCTTCGGGGCCGCCGCACCGTGCGCCGCCTCCACCGTGCGCAGCAGGTCGTGCAGCACCGACGCCGGCAGCACCTCACCGTCCGCGGTCAGCACACCCTGTGCACCCTTCAGGTGCGCGGCCTGCAGGGCCTTGGCCCGCACGTCGCGCTGCCACCCCTCGTGGTCCCACGCCGTCCGGTCGGCGGTACGCCGACGCTCAACCCGCAGCGTCGGAGACATGGCCTGGTCTCCCAGCATCGCCTTGCCAAGCGCGGCCTCCGCGTCCCGCTCCACACCCTGCAAGGTCTCGCGGGCCTCGCGGATCACCAGCAGCAGCTCGGCCACGTCCAGCGCCTGCGGGTTGGTGCACGCGTCCAGCAGCCCAGGAAGGTCGGCCTGCAACGTGGCCACGGCCTCGGTCACGGCGTGCATCGGGTTCATGACGCCACCGCCTGAGCCAGCTCACGCTGACGGGCACCGAACGCGGCGGCCAGGATGCCCTGCGCCCCGCGGTACGTCACCACCTTGGCCAGCAACCCCTCAGCCTCCGCGCGCTGGCGGACACCCTCGAGGACCGCGGGGTCACTGCAGGTTCCCAGACCGTTGGCGTACACCTGCGCGGCCTCCTGCTGTACGCACTCCTCATCTGACGGTCCGGCAGCACGTTCGTGCTGGTCCATGTCAGGGTCGCGGTCTCCGGTGGGCAGGCACAGCGCCTGCAGCAGGAACGTGCGATAGGCCACGGACATGGCCTTGGGTGTGGCCTTGTCGCCTGCGTCGGCCGCCTCACCAGCGGCGGCGCCGGTCATGGTGTCGCCCGCCGGTCCGTGGATGGCGTAGGACACCACCACGGTGACATTGCGCATTGCGGTGCCGTTCTTGGTGGCGTACGTCTCGGGGACGTGGGTCACGGCGGTGGGCACCACCGACACGCCTCGCTCACGCAGCGCGGGGCCCACAGCGTTCATCACGTCGTCCACCCCGCGGAAGTTGAACCGGGTGCCGGAGTCGGTGCGGCGATCCTTGGCCAGGGCGCGTACGTCGTCCATCACGGCGGCCCACGCTTCCTGCACGGTCGGCTTGGTCTCGGCGCTCATGCTGCCACCGTCGCCCTGCGGTGCTTGCCGCCGACGTAACCGGTCAGCCTGGCCCGAAGGGCGGCGATGGCGTCGCCGTCCTCAAGGCCAGCCAGCGCGCGGCGGTGACGCGGCGGCATGAGGGCGGCAAGGCAGTCACCGCACGCCCCGGGGTCCCGGCCGTTCAGGGACCACACCGCAATGTGGCCGTCGTTGTTACCGAGGCTGTGGCCGCAGAGCGTGCGCAGGCCGGTGCCATCGTGGGGCCCGGTCCCGGTGTGGTGCTTGGTGATCGTGTTCATGTTCTCGGTCTCCCTAGTTCTCGTCCTGCACCCACGGGCACGACGTGCACCCCTCGGCAGGGTCTGTGTGGTAGTTCTCGGACTCGCACCGCGGGCACGTCCACGACTCAATGCCTGCGAGGTTCGACAGCAGCCGTGCCATGGCGTCCACCTCGGCCGGGGCGTCCACGTGGCACACGTCCGGGTGGGCGCACCCGGCATCGGCGTGCACCTTCTGGTCAGTCGTCGGCCACCACGGCGGCCTGTTGCTGGTTGTGGTCATGGTCTCGGTCTCCCTGATGCGTAGTGGTGATCCACTACGCACAACGTACACCCATTACGCACCAACGCGCAACCACTACGCAAGCATTTTGTTCGCACGATGCGAAGCACCACGACACCGGGACGAACAGAACGACGCCGACTTCCGACCCGACTCAAGAGTCCGAAACGTCACCCCGCAACCATCGAAAGCGCAGACGCGCTCCACCTCCCACGCCGGCTCCTCACCCCACCAGCGGCCAGCCCACACCCCATACGCCGCAGGGAACTGATCCTCCGCAGCCGACCGGCACCGATCGAACACCGGGCACGACCCACACCACCCCTTGGCTTCGTCCACCTCAGCCCTGGTCGCACGGTCGGGCTGCATCCGCACCGGGTCCACGCCGAGACACAGCGCCTCGTCCTGCCACCCATCGCTCATGCCTTCGCTCCCATCGTGTCCGCCACCTGCACGGCCAGCGCGTACGCCTGCCAGATATCGCGGTGGAATCCGTAGAACCAGCCCGGCGCAGCCTTGGTGCCCTTGCCCTTGTTCGGCATGTTGTGCGCGAACCGGTCCACCAGCGCCTGGGTGATGTTGGAGTCCTTCGCCTTGGTGGAGTGGCAGTGATGCAGCTTCACGTCCTTGCGGTACACCAGCTGCGCTTGCCCGCCGGTCAGCTCGAGGAATCGGCCGATCCACACGCAGGTCTCGAACACCTCGCGGCCAACGGGCATGCCGTACGACGCCACCATTTCGATGGCCACCACGTCCGGCTGCGGACCAGACAGGCCGGTCAACTGCAGGCACTCGGACAGGTAGACGTTGTCCACCTTGTCCACCTGCAGCGGCCGGCACGTGTCGGCGTCGATCAGCGCAAACGCGGACAGCTCGTTCCCGGGGTCGATGGCCAGGACCGTGCTCACCGGATCACCGCCGACCCGGCACGCATGCGCGCCGCCACAGCAGGGTGCGCCAGAATCGTGACCCCGCGGCCGTCGTTCATGACGTACGACGTAGGCACCGGATCATCGGGAGCCGGCCCCACATCCTCGCCGAGCCAATCCAACACGTCCGCCATGCCGTGACGGATGAACCTGCGCGCCCACTCGACCGGAGTCGGAGCACGAACCGCCAGGTACGACTGCACCACCGGGGTACCAGTCAGCGTGGCGGCTAGCGTGTTCGCCGCGAAAGGGCTCGCTGGCCGCGCAGCCAGCATCGCGGATCGCATCTTGTCCATGGTGGTCTCGAAGTTGGCGGCGGCCTTCACCATGGTTGTGCCTAGCCCGGACAGGGCCACACTCATTGCAGCGAACGCGGGAGCAAGGTGTGTGAACTGGAAGCCGAACCGTTGCCGAAGTCGGCGGCGCTCAACAGCCCGACGCAGGTCCCGCTGCAGCAGCGGCACCAGCCCAGCAGACAGCAGGATGGTCAGAACCAGGGTGCTCATCGGGTCCACCGCCGTACCGCGCTGTGGGCGTCAACCGCCAGCCACAGCAACTGCAGAATGGCCCGCGGATACAGCCTCATACCGCACCACCGGACTGGTAACGCAGCACCTGCACCGAGAATCCGGTATGACTCAGAACGTGGTCAATGTGGGCGTCCTCGAGCTTGCCGCCGGCGGTCGTGGGCCACGCGCCACCAGCACGGTGCGCTACGTACGGCGAACCGTGGGCCGGGTCGATGAACACCACGTCGCCGTCCATCCACACCCGCGGCGGCACTACGTCCTCCACCGTCACCCCCGGCCCCTCAGGAAGGCACACCTTCCCGCCGTCCTGACGGACCACGATCAGCACACCCTCAGCAGGGGAGTACGCCTCCCCGTCGATGGTCACGCGAACCGGCCGGCGGGCGGCCTTGGTGTTTGTCTCGGTCTCCACTGGTGTACCTTTCTCTCTGCTGGCCCGGCGCAGACTTCTCGGTCTCCCGCCGGGCCGGTCCGTTTCCTTCAGGACGCCCTGCGGCGGTTGAACGCCAGCCGTTGGAAGTACGCGCGCTTCGCCAGCTCGGCACGACGCGCCCGCTCCCCGGGGTCGAGGCGCCCGTCCGGGTCCACCTCACGCTCGAACCGTCGAAGGAACGCAGCCCGCGCCGAAGCGGTGGCCGACGCACCATCGGTGCGCGAGTGCCGGGCCAAGGCCGCGAGACGCGCACGCGCCGACCGTTCGGCAGCAGTCAGGCTGCTGTGCTCAACTGTTCGCCGGTCCTGCGAAGTGTTCTCCACGACACACACACTACGCATCTACTACGCGCTGCGCAAGCACTACGCGCAGAAACTCACCCGACTAGGTGCGCAGCGGCCGCGCAGTGCATTTCCGTCACCTATAGAAACAGGCGCCGCGGATGTATCAAAACGCGGATTCGGTGCACACTGTAAGCGTAACGCGCAAGACAACGCGCGCGGATATCACCGGAAAGGGTCGAACAAATGGCGCCACGCCGAAAGTCATCGAGCCAAAGCACCTGGCCGCTGGGGGAGTACCTCCGTGAACAGCGAGGGAAGATGGCTATTCGGGAAGCCGCACGCAGAGCAGACATCAGCGAATCACGATGGCGGCAGGTCGAGGCCGGCTACCAACAGATGGCCGGAGACATCAGGGTTCCTGTACACCCGCGCGCCGAAACAGTCGCCGCTATGTGCCGGGCCATCGCCGCCGACGTACGCCGTGGTCTCGAGCTGGCTGGCCACAACCCGGATCAGTACGCCTGGCTGCTTGAGCCAGGGTCCGACCAGCTCACCGTCGAGGACCGGGCCGAGTGGTTCATCGGGCTTCCGCGTGAGGAACGAGAGCAGGTGCTCGCAGAGTTGCAGCGCGCCCACGTGGATGCTGAGGTAGCGAGGGCGGCAAAGCGTCGTACTGCCGGGTAGGTTCCCGGTTCGCCGCAAAGTGTCGCAGGTGCGTGCCTAAGATCACGATGCGCGCCGGGCTGTCCGGGGGAGCGCGCACGATTCGTGAGGGGTTCGCTTGAACACAACGCCGCGCCAGGTCCGCACCTGGGGGATTCGGGTACTGGTCATCTCGGGGGGAGGCGCGGTCGTTGTGCTGGCAGCCTGGGTGACGGGTGTGCTGAGCGAGCGGCCGACGCTTGCACTGATGGTGTACTCGACGCTGCTGGCCGGCGCCGCGGTTGGTGCCATGTCGGCTGCTGCTGCGTCGTGCCACATGGCGATCGGACGCGCCTTCGCCGCCGGGCTGAGGGCTGGCGGGTCGGATCCGCAGGATGTGACGGAGGGTCCGGCCCTCCGTCTCGTGGAGTGAGGCGGTCAGATAATCGTTAGCACTGCATTGCGAAGTGCGTGCGAATAGTCTGCGAAGTGAATGCGTAAGCACACCGCGTAAATGGACGTTGACGAGAGTTATTCGCCCTACGCAACAGGGTGCGCACTGGTACGCTGACCTGCACAAACACTGCGCAGTGACCATCACCAAAACAAAGCACACCGTGCAAAGGTCACATTGCAGACCACGACCAACGGAGACCGAGACCATGACCCAACACCCCGACGACACCCACCTCTGGCACGGCCTACTCACCTCATGGACCCTCGCCCTCGAGGCCGAGAACAAGTCCCGCCACACCCTCGAGTCCTACCGAACCTCCGCCGTCATGTTCGCCCGCTGGCTCCAAGACAACAGCCACGCCGACGACGTGCTCACCATCACCACCGAGCAGATCCGCAGCTGGCTGGCCCACCTATCCGCCACCCGGTCGGCGTCCACAGCCAAGGCCCGGTACGTCGGCGTCCGACTGTTCATCAACTGGTGCCTGGCCGAAGGCGAACTAGACACCGACCCCATGGCCAACGTGAAGCGCCCAACAGTGCCCGAGGTGGCCGCCGAAATGCTCACCCCCGATCAGGTGCGGTCCCTCGTGGACACCTGCTCAACCAACAGCCTGACCGACCTGCGGGACCGGGCCATCCTCATGCTGTTCGCAGACACCGGCATGCGGCTCAACACCCTGTCCGGGATCACCCTCGACGCCCTCGACCTGTCCGAACGAGTTGTCACCGTCACCGTGAAGGGCCGGCGCACCATCGTCGTACCGTACGGCGCCAACGTCGCCCGCGCCCTCGACCGGTACATGCGCGCCCGGCGCCGCACCCGGGCAGCGGACGCCCGTTGGTTGTGGGTGTCCATGACCAGCGCAGATGGGCGGCTCACCGGTGTCGGCATCCACCGGATGCTGCAGCGGCGCGGTGCCCGCGTCGGTCTCCCCGGGCTGCACGCGCACATGTTCCGGCACACCTTCGCCGACGCCTGGCTGCGGGCCGGCGGCGAGGAAACGGACCTGATGGAGATAGCCGGGTGGAGGTCTCGGGCCATGCTGTCCCGCTACGGGGCCGCACGGCGGGCTGACAGGGCTCGCGACGCGCACCGGCGCCTGTCGCCCATGGACAACCTGTGAGGCCCGCAGAACGCGAAAACGCCCCGCGCTGACTTGTGGTCAACGCGGGGCGTCTCGTTCAGTCCTTCGGGGTGTGGCGGGCGGCCAGCTCGGCCGGTGCGACACCGAGCAGAATGCCTAGCGCCTGCAGCACGTCGCCCTGGCTCACCTCCCTGGCGAACAGCGCCACCACCACGATGGTGGCCAGCCGGTACACCTTGCGGCGCCGGGCCGGGGTCAGGGCCTGTTCCAGCTCGGTCAGTTTCTCGTTGATCGTGGACATGTTGGTCACCTCTCCGGTAGGTCGTTGAGTCCCTTGTCGATGCGGGCGCGGCGCCTTGGGCCGGCCTTGCGGCGGATCACCTTGAGTTGCCGGCGGATCCGCTGCAGCGGGGTCAGCGGCTTCGGTGTCGGGGCCAGCAGCGCGGCGACCGCGGCGCGCAGGGCGCCCATGTCGAGGAGACCCGGGTCCCACTTGCCGGTGATGCTGGTCTCGCGGTGCGCCCGGACGTGATCAGCGGGCCACCCGTAGTGGGTGCACAGTGCTGCGCACAGTCGCTGGTACGCCTCCCGCTGGGTGACCGGGTTGCCGGCCGTGTCGGTGCCTCGGTGGTTCCAGGCCTCGGTGCCGGTGTTCTGCGCTTCGATGCCCACGAACATGGCGTTGCCGTCACCGGCCGGCATCGGCCCGGAAGCCTTGGCCTTGCCGGCGTGGTTTGCGCGGCCAGCAGCGCACACGTACACGGTGCCCTCGCGGTCCAGGGACAGCTGCACCAGCGGGGCCGGGAGGTCGCTTCGGCCAACGGAGGCCAGCCACTGCGCGTACGCGCGACCGTCAGCGGTGGCGCCAGTGTGGTGGCACAGCACCCCGGACGGGTCAAAGGCACCGGTTGAGGCCGGCCTGCCGCGGGTCCGCCAGCCGTCCAGCTCCACCACGCGCAGGCCGGACTTCCTGGCGGCGTCGGCCAGGTCGGTGAGGTATCGGTACGTCATGCGGTGTGCTCCCTCGTGTGGTCCAGCAGGTGGGCCTGCAACGCTGCGTCCATCCGCTCTAGCCGGCGGTCCTGCAGCAACTGCGCCTCGTGCACCTGACCCAGCAGGCGCCGTGACTCGGCCATGTCGGAGCGCAGGGCGGTGCCCCAGCCGTTGCTGATCGGGTAGGCGTTCTGTGCTGCCTGGGTGGCAGCGACCTTGGCGTCCTGGCTGTTCTGGTTTGACCGGCGGGCGTGCCATCCGCCGTACAGGCCGCCGAACAGGATGCCGAATCCGGCTGCTGCCTGACCGAGTTGGGATGGGTCGATCACGTCACGTCTCTCCTGATGTATCGGGAGCCGGGCCGGATGCCTCTATGCAGGACCGATCCGGGCAGCTGTCTAACAAGTTGCTTAACACAATGCTTGCGAAGTGCTGCGCAGTGCGGTAGCGTTACACTAGGAAGATCCACCAACACAGGGAGACCCAGATGATCAAGATCATCAGCACCGCCGCCTCGGCAGTGGCCATGGCGCTGGCTCTACTGACCGTCCCGTCCGCCGCTTTCGCGGACGATCCGGTCTCGGACGCGATGGCCACACAGGACCCCGCCGCCTACTCCGGGTTCACGTTCAAGCCCTGCAAGACTCGGGCTTCAGTGAACTGCTACGTGGACGTCATCGGACGGACCGGACAGGCGGGCCAGTCGTTCTGGCGGATCCGCGTCGGCCGCATGGTCTGCGTGAAGTTCTGGGACACCGAGTACGACCAGAGCCACGGCCACTGCTCACCGTTCCGCCACCGTCACTGAAGCGCCTCGAGCGCGTCCAGGCGCGCCGACAGTGCAGCGATCTGCGCATCCTGCCGCTTCGCCACAACCAGCAGGGCAGCGCTCAGTCGGTCGTACTGAATCGCGTTCGGTCGGCCTTCGTCGTCGTACTCCACGAACCGCCCTAGGCCGGCGGCGTCCAGCTCCTCTGCGATGAACCCGACGTACCGCTGATCAGTATCCGGGTTCTCGGATACCTCGGCGCGGTCGCGCCAGGTGCGAGGCTGCAGAGACAGCACGGCATCAGGGTCAATGTCTGCAGTCTCGACGTCCTGCTTGTACCGCAGCGACGACGTGACCCGCTGCAGCAGACCAGAGGCGGCCATGAACGTGTTGGCCGCACTGCCCGTGGTCGTGTATCCAGGGATGCGGACGTCTCCGCCGATGGCGTTCAACAGGACCGTAGTTCCGGTAAGGTTGAGTTGCGGACCACCGTTGACTGTCGCGCCGGCACCGCCCGTTGCCGCAAGGTCCAGGCTCGTTCCATACAGCTGAATGATGTTCACCCCGGGGGTGAATAGGTCGATTAGGCCATCCGAGCTACGCCTGGCAACCGCAAAGACTCGGCCGCCGGCGTCGTTGTTGATCACCAACCCCAGGTCGTATAGTGGATCTGCGGTGATCGGGCCGAACGTCATTCCAACGGCGCCGTTTGGGTACTCAGCCTTCAGGATTCCGCCGGCCGCTACCGTGACCCCGCCGCCGTCAGACACGAGAATCCCGCCTCCGCCAGACACGGCGAAGTCCCCCGTTGTCACCTCGAGCTTGCGCTGCCCCAGCACTCGGGCCGCAAGGTCACCGCACCGCTGTTCCAAGTCGCGGAACCGCTGCTCAAGGTCGCGCGGCTGTGCGCCCCTAGGTGTCGCCATCCTGATCAGTCCTCACCTAGTAGCAGCTTCACCTGTTCAGCCTGCCCACGCTCACCCGGCGTCACCTCGCACCCCACCGGACGGACAGCCGTGTCCGCCACCTGGTCGTGCCACAGGTCGGACAGCTTCAACCGAACGGCCTCACCAAGCCGGTTGGGGTTCCACCCGGTGTTTCCAACCTCCACGGTGTAACCCTGGGTCGGCATCGAACCGCCGAACTGGTCGGCCATCCCTTGGGCGTACCCGTCCAGGGTGGTCTTTTCGATCACACCCGGGTAGTCGGCCGACTGGTCCAGCAGCGGCCATCCGTCGCCCAGCAGGTCCAGCCGGTACACCCGGTCAGAGGTCAACGGCTGGGTGTCCTCACCCACGTTGCCGTTCGGCGCGTCGCCGCGGGTCTGGAACGTCGTACCGCCGCCCACAGCGTCAGCGGTGTCTGTCCATTCCACCACCCGGCCGCCGCCGCGCACCGCCCGCTGGAACACGATCCGCGGAGTGGTTGAACCGAGATGCTGGCCGACGCGCAGCGACTTCACCCGGGCGCCGGTAGAGTCGGTGAACACGTCCACCGTGTGCTCTGGGCCGTCGATCACGTCGCCCATGTTCTCGACCAGCTCACCGACCCACGCATGCTCAGACGCCAGGTACACCCGGTCCCTGAGCACACCGGTCGGTTGGTCCGCGGCCACCATCCCGATGTCCCCGCGCGGGTCCGTTTGGATGGTGCGCCACAGGTCCGGGATGATCACCCCCTGGTCCACGCCGGTGTAGGACTTGTCCGCGTACAGTTGGCGCCGGTGGGCGTAGGAGTCGAACGTCGCCGCCGTCACCTGCACCTTGACGCCACCGCGGGCACCCTGGCCGGCCTGCACCGTCCAGGGGATCCCGCCCCACCACAGCACGTTGTCGCGGTACACCCACAACGCCGACCGGCCCGCGTACGCCTTCAGCAGCTTTGCGGCTGACACCGTCGCCCGGGTGGTCGCCTCGAATCCGCCGTTAAGCGAACCACGGCGGCACAGCCGGCGGTCGAACTTCACCCCAGACAGGGGCAGTGTCGCCAGCCTCTGGTCCGTCAGCAGGTCACACAGCAGATACCGGTACGTGGGCACGCTGAGTCCTTTCGGATCCGGGTCAGACCTCGAACTGGAAGTTCAGATGTGCGGACGCCGTGTTGGATGACGTGATCGTCACCGTTCCCGTGGACGACACGTCCACGGGTGCCGTCACGCCGGCGGAGACGCAGTTGAACTGCAGGTCAGCGGGAGGCCGGAAGCCGGCCGGCAGGGTGAACACGACACTGTTCGCGGCACCGTTCTTGGCCGACCCGCGCACCTTCACCGTGTTGCCCACCTTGCGGTACTGCACCGCCTGGTAGGTGCCGCCGAAGTTGACCCAGGTCCCGGCGAACGTGACCGCTGTCCACGCGGAGGTAGAGCTGATCGGCTCCCACCCCGCGGCCCGCTTCACCTCGAACGAATCCAGGTCCGACCGGTACACCACCCGCACCCCGGTCAACGCGTCCCGATCCGACTGCGACGCAACCTCCACGACACCACCGAGACTGGCGGTGTACTTGCGCCGATCCGACCCGAGGGCGCCCGAGGTCATCCCGCCGGTACCTGTAGACGCACCAGCCGGCACGTTCACATCACGCAGCGGGATGCACGCCGACGTGGGCATCGCTGGTGCGCCTGCGCCCGGGGTTCCCTTCACGATCTGCAGGGTTGCCGATGTGGCGCCGGATCCGTCGAACGCGTTTTCCTTGATCACCACCGCGATGGTGTCCACCCGCACCAGCGTCGCGTCCCCAGGGTCGTGGGTCAGCGTCTTGGTAGCATCACACACGAACGGGTAACCGACCTGCCCAGCCGGCGACGCGTCCACCCAGCACGAGAACGCCGTCACCTGGCTGTTCATGGTGCCGCCGACGATCGACACCACCCCGCCGCCGTCCGGCCGCAGGCCGCCGCGGGCACGCACGGTGCCGTTCGGGGTCATTCCCAGCGCGTCGGCGGCACGCACGCGCGCCGCGGTGTCCTGGCTGTTGGCCAACCTCAGGGCGTACTCAGACATGCGTCCTCACAATCGTGCGTCGCGGTAGGTCAGGTTCAGCTGGCCGGAACCAGCGAACGCAGACAGGGACAGGTTGGTGTCGCCCGGCTTGAAGAAACACGCCTCGAGCGGATCCGACAGGTTGCCGATGGTGTAGAGCCGGTCCGCGGTGCCGTTCAGCAGCGCCGTTCCAGCCGACGCGTCCAGGTCCAGGGTTTCCCCCGCGGCCAGGGTGATGTCGAACAGCAACGACCAGTCGGTGGTGGTCAGAACCGGATTCGTCAGCGGACCCACCAGCTGGCCCCGCAACGGGGTCTCGGTGGAACCACTGTTGGACACGGTGACCGCACCCGACGCGCTGGTGCCGTACACCAGCGGGTACACCAGCGGGTAGTCCAGCCCCCCGGACGCGACCGGAAGGGTCACCGTCCCCGACTTCAGGGCCAGTGCGTACCGGCGAGGATCAGCGCAGGTGAACTGCACCGAGCACTGCAGCGGGCTGTGCCGGTAGTGCTTGTCCTGCGGGATGTGCAACCCGGTGACCCGGGCCATGGCGAACCACGGGCCCGTGCCGTCGTCCACCGTCAGGAACCGTTCCACACTGTCCAGCGGAAGGTACCGCTCGAGGGTGTCCACCGCCGCCGCCTTGGCGTCAGGGGTGCCACGCAGCAGGAAGGTGTACGTCACGACCTTCGACCCGGCGAACACGTCACCCGGGTACGAACCGTGCGCCTGCGGACGCTGCGAGTCGGACAGGTCAACGTCCGGCCGGTCCCGCCACCCAACCAGCTCGAGCCACGACGCCGCCGTGCCGGCACCCATCAGCATGTCGCCGTACTGCAGCTGCCCCGGTTCGGTGACCTGCCCGCCGTCTGGTCCGCCTGTGGTGACAGGCAGGCCGTTGGCCCACGAGGGCGCCGGCAGCGAGGTGATGTGCTTCACCGAGGTGGAGTTGTTCGGGGTGCCGGTCCACTCGTACGTCCACCCGCTCGTGTCGGGGGTGTTGCCGTCGAAGTAGTCGGACGCCACGGCGCCCAGCTCTGTCATCGCGGCGTCCAGGCCCAGGGTGCCGGTGAACGGTGCCGAAGTCTGCACCCCGCGGAAGACACGGATCTGGGTGACGCCGGCCGGGATGGTGGCCGTTGCGGCGACCAGCATCCATCCGGCCCCATCGGGCGCCCATGCCGGGGCGGCCGACGCCAGGATCACGGATCCGTCTGCGTTCCTGATCTGCAGGTGCCCGTTGGTGGGCGTCTGCCCATCGGATCGGACGCGAGCCTGAACCGTCACCACGTCGCCGGTGGTGAACCCGGCAATGTCGGTGGAGACCCGCCCGAACACGGACACGCCAGTGCCGACCGCAGCGAGCCGGGCCGTGCCCACGTACGGGGTGGTGGTGACCCGTGTCGGGGCCGCCACACCAGAGACGGCGGCGTACCCCGACACGTTGGTCTCGCAGGACGGGTTGGGGTCAAGGTTGGTGAACACCTGCTGTGTCACGTCTCAGCCTCTCGTCCTGGTCAGGAACCACAGATCCTCAGCGACCGCGTACGGGTCGGCCTTCGTGAACGTCGCGTTACCGATCAGCGGCGCATTCCGCCCGACAGGCTGCGCCGACGCAGCACCAGCAGCGTGGGCCCTCTCGAGCAGGCCACGCAGCACCGAGTCAGGTAGCACCGACTCCGGCTCCCGGCCCTCACCGATCACGGCGAGAGTCGAAGCCGTGGCACGCCCACCGGTCGCCAGCTTCGGGATGTCCGGCGGGTTGATCACCAGGTCGTGGCCCGGCAGGCTGATCTTGAACTCCAGCGCCCGGTTAATCTTCTCGATAGCCCCATTCAGTAGGCCCTTGACCGCATCCCAGATGTTCCCGGCGATACCCGAGATGACACCGGCCGCGTTCTTCATGCCGTCGATGAACCCTTGCAGCAGGTCCTTGCCGGCCTGACCGAACCGGCCACCCAGGGCGCCGATCTTCCCAGGGATACCGGCGATCCAGGACACCACGTCCGACGCACCAGCCTTGATACTGGACCAGTGCTTGGCAATGGCGAGGACGGCCAACCCGATCGGGCCGGTCAGGATGGCCAGCAGCAGCGGCCAGTGTGCCTTGAAGAATCCGACCACCGCGCCGGCGGCGGCCTTCACCCCGTTGAACGCGGCGTCCACGGCGTCGTGGAACCAGCCGACCTTGTTGTAGGCCACGACCACGCCGGCGACCAGTGCCGCGATGGCGACCGCCACGAGTACGATCGGGTTCGCAGACATGGCCGCGTTCAGCGCCCACTGGACTGCGGTCCACACCTTGCTGGCCGCACTGATCAGCTTTGTCTGCGTCAACCACTGCGCCATGCCGCCGGCGGCTGAAACCGCCATAGCAGCGTTGTGTGCCAGCGTCACCGCCGTCAGCGACCCGATAACCACAGCAACAGCCATGGCAATCGACTTGTGGTCGTGCATCGCACCGGTCAGCCCTGCGAGGCCGGCGGCGAACACGCCCACCAGGGCGGCGATCTTCACGACCGCCGGCGCCAGCAGCTGGCCCAGCGACAGGCCCGCTGTCTCGATCGCGCCGCGCATCCGCTCGAGCGCACCCGCGGTGCCGGCCATGTTGGCCTTGGCCATCTTGTCCGCCGCGGTCTTGTCCTTGGTGGCCTTAATGTAACCGGCGATCCCATCGGCGCCCTGCTTCATCAGCACCGTGGCCGCACGGGAAGCATCCGTCCCGAAGATCTGCGTCAGCGCAGCCGACCGCTGCGACTCCGACAGCCCGCCAAGCTTCTTCTGCAGGATCCCGGCAGTCTGCGTGATGTCCTTGAACGACCCGTCCGTATTCACGAACGCCGAATGCATAGCACCCGTGGAAGTCATCATCCCGTCGATGGCCTTCGCCAGCCCGGCGGTGCCTTCCTTCGCCACACCCTGGTCAACCAGGTACTTGCCCATGGCCGCCCGCACGTCGTCGTACGACTTCGACTGCGGCTTGATCCCCAGCTCAGTGAGGCCCTTCATGGCGTTGGTGGCGTCGTACTGCATCAGCCCGTACGCCTGCATGGCCTTGGTCTGCGCCTCCGTGGCCGGCTCGAGGTTGGTCAGCATCGTCTTGAGTGACGTACCGGCGTCAGAGCCCTTGATCCCAGCGGCGTCGAACGCCGACAGCACACCCACGGTGTCCTGCAGAGACATGCCCGCGTTGGTGGCACCGGGGCCGACCTGCTGCAGCGCCTGACCCAGCGACTCGACCGACGCAGACGACGCGTTAGCGCCACCGGCAAGGGCCGCAGCGATGGACGCCATGTCGGTGCCCTTAAGCCCGAATGTGTTCATCGCGTTGGACGCGATCGTGGCCGCCGTACCGAGGTCAGTGGACCCCGCCGCGGCCAGGGTCAGGGTGCCCTTCAGGGCACCGCCCATGATGTCCGAAGTGGAGATGCCGGCCTTGGCCAGCTCGAGCATCGCCCCAGACGCGTCCGACGCGGAGAACGATGTCTGCGCGCCGAGCTTCATCGCCAGGTCGTTCAGCTTGGCCATCTCGGCCTTGGGTGCACCGGTGGACGCGGCGATCTGCGCCATGGTCTTGGAGAACGTGGCCTCGAGGCTGATCGAGTCCTTGATCCCCTTCGCGATCCCGAGAGCGCCCATGGTCAGGCCAATCGCGCCCGCGGCCTTCCCGATGCCGCCCAGCGACCCGGCGCCCTTGGTGCCGGTGGTGGCCATGGTGCGGCCAAGGCCGACCATCTGCGCCTCAGTCGTCGCGACACCCTTGGCCACGCCCGCCGTGTTCAGGGTGACGTACCCGACCAGCTCACCGATGGACAGCGCCATGGCCGGGTACCTCCTGGGGTTAGCGCCTCGCGGCAGCGATCAGCGCGGCCCGGTCGCCCGGGTCGTGCAACGTCTTGGGTCGGCGCGACAGCTCGCGCTGGAAACGGGACCGGTCAGAAAGCCCCTGCAGCAGCCACATGAACTCGTCCAGCGACAGGCCGGACAGCTCGGTGGAGTCCATGCCGTACTCGCGTCGGTAGTCCGACACGATCAGCGGCCAACGCTGTTGCACGAACAGCCAGAAGTCGGCGGCCTCAGCGTCTGCAGGGGTTACTGAGGGTCCTCGGTCTGCGCCCGCTCGAGCATGTCGGCCACCTCGGCCAACGTGATGTCGTGGCCGGCGATCTTCCGCGGACCCCAGGCCAGCAGTACGGCGAACTGTTCGGAGTCCATGCCGCGCTCGATCCACCCGTCCAGGGCGTCCTCACCGAACAAGATCCCCACCAGGCGGCGGACATCCTCATCGGACTTGGACCGCTCGACACGGCGGGCCTCCATCTCGAACCGCAGCGGCAGCGCCGGCGGGAGGATCACGTCCTGGCCCATCACGCGGGTCTTGCGGACACGGCGGGTGCGGGACGACCAGAACGCGTCAAAGTCCTCAGTGCCGTACTCGTCTGCCGTCTCTCCCGGCTCGTACACCGGGGCATCCGACTCGGTCTCCTGCTGTGCACGCTTCGCCGGGTTGCCTGACTTGCCCATGGGTGTCTCCTGACGGGATACGGGAAAGCGGGGCACCCGTTCCCGTCAGACGAGTGCCCCGCAGAACGGTGGTGTGCGCGTTGGTGATGCAGTCGCGCCCCTGCAGGCGGGGAGGGTGTCTCAGGTTCGCCTCTCCCCGGTGGGTCAGACCACCGTCGCCGTGGTCGCCGCACCCGAACGGGTGAACGTGGCAGACCAGGTCGTCTTGTCGTTGTTGCCGCCGCCGTTGTCGCCCTTCGACACCCACGCGGTCCACACGGTCCACTCGGTGTCCGTGACGTACCGGAACCGGATGCCGCCCAGGGAGTCCTCCCCGATCAGCTCGGCCAGGTTGTCGGCGGCCACCTGGCCGGCGTCCTGCGCGAACGGGGTCGTCGCGGCGCGCTTGATCTTGCCCTCGAGCTTGATCGACGCACCGCGCTGCATGGCCTGCGACTCCGAGTGTCCGGCCGACTCGAACGTGGTCGTGTCCGCGGACTCCTCGTTCTCGCTGTTCGACAGGGAGAACGTCTCGAGGCCGCCGACCTGCGCCCACACCGGCACGCCGGCGGTGGGGTCCTCGGAAACCTCGAACTTCCAGTCTCGTGCGTTGATCTGCATAGGGGTGCTGCCTTCCTGGTAGGTGGGGGTTGCGGGAGTGCGTCAGGCCTGCTCGACGCTCAGCTGGTAGTTGCGGACGTACTCCCACCGCCCGTTGCTGTCTTGGCCCAGCGGCTGCGGGTCTGACTGCAGCGCGTAGCAGTCCTGAAGCCACCGGGTGGTGGACGGCAGCAGGTCCGGGTACTTGCCCGGGGTGGCCTGCAGCACGTCGTACGCCAGCCGGTCCAACGCCAGGGCTTCCAGCGGGTCAAGGGCGCGCACCCGGACCTGAAGCCGCGGGTACTCCCACCCGTTGCCCGTGTCGGGCTCGGGGCCGCCGGGGTAGGTGTTCACCACCACCGCAGAGTCAGGTGACTCCGGGGCTCCGGCCACGCACACCGGGACCTTGGCCGGGTCTAGCTCACGGTCTGTGGCGTAGTCCCAACCGGTGACGCCGGCGGCTAGCAGGTGGCCGATTTCGTCCACGGTGGCGGTCATATGCCAAGCTCCTGACCGATCGCGGTAGCGATGATGTCTCCGACCGTGTCGGCCTCAGCCGCCATCGTGTTCTCGAGCCACTTCGCCTGGCCCTTGCCGTGGTGGTGCAGGTCCAGGGACTCGTGCTGCTTCACCGCGTATGGGGTGTCATAGGACACGGCAGCCTCGAGGCCTTCCGCGTCCACGCTTCCGCTGCGCTCAAGGGTTCCCTCGTCGTGAGGGGCGGTGGTGTTGGCTTCAGTCAGCACGTGCTCAGCGGCGAGGCGGACGCCTTTCTCGGCGCCCTTCTCCACACGCTGCGCGGCAGACATCAGCCCGGACAGGTTCAGGGTGAACGTGGCCACTACTCGCACACCACCTCTGTGTGGTCCGGGGCACCAAGGCCGCCGGAGTCACGATCCGAGGAAGCAATCACCGTGGTGGTGGCGCCGTTCCACACCACCTGAGACCCCGCAGGAACCACGGATGCCTGCCCGGGTGCGGCGTACAGCGACAGGGTGGACAGCAGCTGTGTGCCGTCCGTTCCGCGCACCCACCGGCGGGCGCCTTGCGCCATGCACACCAACGTGAACGGGGTCCCGTACCGGGGGCCGCTGGACGAGCGTCCCGTGTACGGCTTCACTGTGACCGTGTGCACCAGGAACCGGGCGGGGATCCTCACGTCCACACCACGCCCAACGTGACCGGCCCGATGGACCGCAGGGCCACGACCGCATCAGCGGGGACCGGGTAACCGAGGACCACCGCCGTGCCCTCGGCGGTCTTGCCGCCAGCCAGGGACACGTTGCCGATGCCGACACTGGACCACTGCTGTGTGGCACCTGCGGTGCCGGCGCCGGTGGCCTGGGCCTCCACTGCGATGGCGCAGGTTGCGTCGTTCATGGCCTGCGCCACGTCGGCGTCGGTGGGCAGCAGGGTGGTCGGGTCGGTGTCGTACACCACGCCCTTGAGGCATTCGTCCACGACACGGGAGGCGGTACGCAGCCGGGCATCAGCGTCGGCGGTGGGGATGGTGTCGCCGCCGGGGTAGGCGGCCAGGTCGGCCGCGGTTGCGTACTGCCGCATGGGTCAGTCCTCCGGGTTGTCCTCGGGTCGGTCGTCAGCGTCCGAAGGGTCTGGCGGTTCGGGTACGCCGTCCACGTCGTACGTGTCGGGGTCGGCCTCGAAGTACGCCACCATGTCGGTGTCGTCGGTCTCGGCCACACCCTTGGTGAACCGCACCGGGCCCACGTGGCCGGTGAACGGGCCCAGCCTGTTGGTGATGGTTGCCATGTGTCCTCCTGTGCGGGTGGAAGCACAGCGGCGCACAGACACCACGCGGGTGCCTGTGCGCCACTGGTGCGATCACTCGCCGGCGTTGGCCTCGGGCTCGTCGCTCTCGGACTCGTCGGCCACCGGTGTGGTGACCTCGGCCTCGAGGGCGCGCAGGGCCTTGAGCTGACCCTTGCGGCTGGTGGCGTTGCCGCCCACGTTCGTGGCGTACGCCTCGGCCACCTGCTCGTCGGTCAGCTCGTCGTACGCGTCCGGCTCGCGGGCCGGTGCGCGCTTGACAGGCTGCTCGTCGCTCTCGGGCCAATAGCCCTCGTGATGCGTGATGAGCATTCCCATGCGGTCATGCCTCCGATCAGGTGAGGGTGATCTTGCCGATGCCGGTCGGGGTGATGGCCTTCACGGCGTAGTGGACGTTCGTGGTGTACACGTCCTGCCGCTTCAGGATGTCCCGGTCGGTCTCGACCAGCGGCCGGCGCTTGTACAGCGCGCCCAGAACCTGGTTCTTCAGGGCCAGCACGGTGCCCGCGGCCACCCGGTTGGTCAGGTTGACCGGGATGCCGCCGATGTTGCCCAGCGTGCCCGTGCGGACCACCGAGCTGTCACCGATCTTCGACGCGTCGATGAACTGGCTGTCCTTGAACAGCGTGGCCATCTGCGCCGAGTTGATCCAGATGCCGGAGAACTCGTCGGGCTCGAACTCGTCACCGAACTGCGCGAAGTGGTCCACGAGCACCGACCACGACAGCACGGTGCCAGCAGTCGGGGCGAGGGCGTGGCCGGCGTTGGCCACCGCCTCGGTGATCAGGTCGCCGTCCACCTTGCGGGCCGCGAGGACACCGAACTGGCGAAGCGCCTCGGACTCAGCGCCACCCTGGCCACCGAGGATGGTCAGCTTGTCCGCGTCGTCGATGACGACAGCCTTGCCGGCCTCCTTGATCGTGGCGGTGTTGCTGGTCTGCGACATGGACGCCGGCGTCATGGCGACGCCCTTGGTCAGGTCGTCCAGGTCACCGAGCGCGCCCCACTTGGGGAACGTGATCGTGGAACCGGGCACACCCTCGAGGGTGTTGTCCGACTTCACGGCGGACGAACCGAGCACCTTCACCTTGCCGGAGAACGATGCCTGTGCGAGGTCTGCAAAGACCTCGGGGTCGATGAAAGCCACTGTCTGTGGTCCTTTCTAGGTCAGGCGAAGGTCAGCGGATGTCCGCTGCCAGTCGCCGGTACAGGTCGGGGTTGCTGCGGAACAGCTCGTTGCGCTGGGTCACGCCCATGGCGTTGAACTGCTCCTGTGTGACTGCGCCAGCGGGCTGGGCCGGTCCCTGACCGGCACCCGGTGCGCCTCCACGTCCCGGTGCCTGACCGGTCGCTGAGAGGTTGGCGTCCTTGCTCACGGCGTCCTTGATGGCGGCTGCCACCTGGTCGCTGTAGTCGTCGGCTGACGCGTCCAGCGCGTGCAGCTTGTCCGCGAACCGCCGGGAGTCCAGCAGTCGCACGGGGTTGCCGCCGTTGTCGGCGGCGATGGTGTGCACCAGCAGCTCAGCCTTGGACTGAGCCAGCTCGGCGCGCGCCTTCTCGGCTTCCGCGGCAGCAGCGGCGGCAGCCTGTGCCGGGTCTGCGGCCGGGTCGGCCTGCGGGTTGAACACGCCAGCGAGCTTGGCCAGGATCGCGCCCTGCTCAGCCAGCTTGGCCTCCAGCTCGGCCTTGGTGTCGCGCAGCGCGATGCGGGCAGCAGCTGCCTGCTCGTTCGCACGCTTGACACGGGGGTCCGTCTCGTCGCCCTCGGGCGGGTCCACCGGGTCCGGGGCAGGGTTGGCAGGCGGGGTGGCCGGGTCTGTGGGCGGAGCCGGGGGAGTCGGCGGGGTGGCGGGGTCGGTGCCGGGCGTGGGGTCACTCATGGTGCTGTCCCTCCTGGGGGCATGCGAAAGGCCGCACACCTGGTGCGGCCGGAACGGGTTTAGGTGGGATGAACCCACGATGTCACACAGACTACCGGAATACGCACCCACTACGCAAGTCTTGGTGTTACACTGCGCGCGGGCGCGCGATGGTACACCAAGAAAGTTGGTGCGAAACGCTTGCGCACTGCGCAGACAGTGCGTAGTCTGTACGCATGGAGACCACACCGAAACTCAACTGCGCGGCGTGCGGCGGGCATGACGTGACCGAGAGCCACCTACACCGCTGCCAGATCGTCACCGCCGAACGCGGCGCGGCAGTCGCGTACGGTGAGACCTACGGGGTTCCCGCCGTCACCACCGCTGACCTGTGGGCGCACTTCGGCCACGTCGCCAGCCCGCAGGACGCTACGCGGATCGTGCGGCAGGTGCTTGACCTTGGATGGCGCCCGGTCGTTGGCAAGGACCCGCGGCGCCTGTGGGACCGTGAGGCGTGACCGGCGCGGCCGGCGCATCGGCCGCAACCACTGGCGCGACCACATCACCACCAACTGGCGGGCAGCAGACCACGCATGGTGGCTAGCCTGCGAAGCGGAGGCCATCGGGTACGCCACCGAAACCCACGAATACCGGGCCCAGCACCCGCGGCCCAACCTCGGAGACTTCATGCAGCAGCTGGCACCAGGGTGGCATGGGCCGAAGGGCAGGGAGTACGCAACGATGGAAGGATCAGCAGCATGAGCAACCGCCCGACACCCGAGGACCGGCTGATGGCCGAACTGGCGTGGTGCGCCGTGCAGGACAGGGTGCCGCTCCACCAGCGCATGGCCTACATGGACGCGCTACGGGGCAGCCTGTGGGCGCATCGGCTGCTGCTCGGATTCACGGTCGCAGAGCTTGGGCACACCATCGTTGACGCTCTGCTCAGGTGGGCTCAGCGCCTCTTGAGAGGATCAGCAGCATGACGTCGAACACTTCGCCGTGGGAGTGCCCGCGCTGCGGCAAGACCGCAACGGTGAACATGGATGTACTCGGGCCACTCGGGACCGTGCGCTGCACTTGCGGCAGCGCGTCCCGTCCGGCAATTCCTCAGCGGTGGAGGCGCCGGTGTTGCGCCACGTGGTCCGACCAGTACCACGCAGAGGTGTGCGTGAACTACGGCGGACGCTAGCGCGCGGCGGTCAGTGACTCCCGGTTCCGCTTCCGCGGCAGATCATTGGCTGCCACATGCTCACGCACCCGACCCTGCCACTGCCGCACCTTCACGCGAGCCAGCAACTGCGCCTCCGGGGTCAACGCCACAGCCTCCCGTCGCTTCCACTCCCGCACACCACGCTCGAGCCTGCGCTGCTCCTGCTGCGCCGCATACCCCCGCGGGTCAGCTGTGCCCCGGCCCAACGGGGTAGCACCCGGCAAAAATCCAGACAGAGAGTGTGTGCAGTTGGGGTGAAACAGTCCCGCCGAAGTGGCCTGCTCCACAGTGCCGTCTACGTCGATGCGTTCCATGGCCCCGGTCAGCACGTTGCGTTGCAGAACCGCGACCGGGCCGCGGGAAAGGATGCGCCCCTCCCATGGCTGACACCTAGAACACTCCCGCGGCGAGTCAGACACCACGAACAGGTTGATTCCGGCGTCCTCGAGGCGGTCCAGGTGACCCAGCACCGCGGCCTGTGCGGTCGCGCTGCGGGTAGCCATCTCCACGTATGACTGCAGCGACCACCGGCGCCCGGCCGTGTCGGTGAACCCCGACAGGCCACGGCGGGCCAGGTCGTCCAACGCCACCTGTGCGTCCTGCAACCTGGTGGACGCACCCGTCAACGTGCCGGACACAGCCCTGGCCACCGCGTCCCGGTACGCGTCAGCGACCTGCCGCACCACCGGGAAGGGGAAACCGTGCAACGTGTCCTGCAACGCCCGGGCCAGGGCCAGTGTGGCCCGCTCGGCCTGCCGCGGGCGCACACCGGCGGTGTCCTTGCCCAGCTTCCTCAGGTCGTCCTCAGCGGCGGCAGCACCACGCAGATACGCTGTGTGCACCGCCGCCGCAGTCGCAGCAACAGCCGCGGTCGTGGTCTGCGCCATGATGGCGTCCGCGCGCCGGCGCAGCATCTGCAGCTCCGCAAGCTTCGCCTCAGCCCACCCGGGTGCGTCATGTCCGGCAGCCAAGTGCTTGCCGATCAGGGCCAACAGCCGCACCTCAGCGTCGGCGTACATGGAGGACACCTGCGCGGCGAGGCCTTCCGCGTCGCGTCTGCTGACCGGCACCGGTTACCCCCTCCTGCGTTCGCACGCCCTTGTGTTGGTGCACATCAGCCCGTCCGGGGTGCGGGTGAAGCCGCGGACCCCCAGCCGGTCACAGTGCACGCAGCGACGTTTCCACGCCTTGTGGTCTGCGGTGAATCCTACCGGCCGAGACTCTGGGAGGGCCTGCAGTAACGTTTCCACGTCGCAGGGTTGCGGTGACGGGCCGCCAGAGAGGATCACATCCGGTGAATACCTGGGCTCCCACGCGTCGTACGGGTCAGAAACCAGCATCGTTCGGAACCGGCACCAGGGCACCAGTCTCCTCGGCCAGGATCTTCCCGACCTCGGCGTCCACGGCGGGCTGCTCCCACTCGGGGTGCACCATCTTCACGACCGTGGACACTGACGCCGCCTGCGCGAGCCGAAGCGCCTGCGCCGTCTGGGCGATCGACAGCGCCGACTCCTGCACCCCGTCCGGAAACTCCACCTGGAAATCGTCCGGCTTCACCCGCTGACCCAGCTGGGCGGCCACCTCGAGCTGGACCGCCAGGTGGTGCCGAAGCGCCTGCGTCTGGTAGCGGGCCTTCTTACCGCGGGTCATGTACGACCGGCGCTCCTCCGACCGTACCTCCGTGGCCGTCTTGGCGCCGCCGTCGTCGGACAGCGAACCGGTGGAGTACCCGGCCGACTCAATGATCGTCTTGGTCCAGTCCTGGCAGGTCTGCAGGTGCGCATCCACCCGGATGGCGAACTGCTGCACGTGGATCGGGAGACTGCCGTCCGTGACCTTCGCCAACACGCCCTCCATCGGGACGTACACCTCACGGTCCAAGTCCATCCCGCCAGGGGTGCCGGGGCCGTTGGTGTCCAGCAGGGACGCCGGCACGTGGATGCGGGCCTTGCCGTGCCTGATGTCACGCCACCACGAGCTGTACGCCTCGTCCAGGGCGTCGAGGAACGGTTCCACACCCTGCAGGTCGGAACGGCCCTCCGGGGAGTGCCGGTGCAGCCGGTTGGGCAGCATGTTCGGGGCGTACGCCACCGCGATGCGGGACAGGCCCGTGGGCTGCAACCCGTCTGCGTTGACCAGCAGGGCGGCGAACTCCGAGTCCGGGTGCTCGGCCAACGGCACCCGCTTGCCCAGGTTGGTGCCCGTCCCGGCGTACAGGGCGTACTCAATGACCCCGGCCTCGTGCCGCTCGAGCAGACGATGCACCACCCCATCGGTCTGGTGTGCCAGCTCGGACCACAAGGTCACCTCGACCAGCCGGCCGTTGCGGAACCTGGGGAGCGCCCCGTCCGGGTGGGCGACCTCGGTCCACGGAAGCGGAGACACGTCCTTGTCCCACACGGTCCGCAGGTACTCCCCACCCAGGGCGGCGGACACCTCGGCGCCTTCGTGGAGGCGGGCGTCCAGGCCCTGCTCCTGCAGGTCGGCCAGCACGCCGGCGGTGGTCTTGTCCGTGGAGGTGAGCTTCACCGGCTCGGAGTAGAGCAGGTCCGCGGAGGTGCCGCAGATGTCAGCGGCCAACGGCACGTGCAGCTTGGACCGCTGCTCACCGGCCGCAGTGGGCACACCCCAGAACCAGCGGGCCAGCCGTCCGACCACACCGCCGGCGAACTGTGCCGGCCTGGTGTTGGGGCCGGTGATCGGGCCGTAGAAACCGCCCAGCTGGTCCGGGTCGCCGGAATACCACGCCGACCACTCCGCCAGCTTCTGGCTGTGCGCACTGGCCGGCGGCCAAGCGGTGTCGTCCTTAGGCAGCGTCACTGGTGATCAGCCTTCCAATGTGGGGGCGCCACAGCGCCTGGGTGGTGTGGATGCCGTAACGCAGGGCGTCGGCGGCGTGGTCTGCGACCTTCAAGGGCTTGTCCTGCCCCTGCTCGGTGGCCTTGTCATCCCACGAGTAGGACGCCATTTCGCTGATCAGCGGCTTGCAGGACTCATGGACCCGCATCCGGTCGGTGGCCAGCAGCGACGACACGGTGCGGATCCCGTCCAGCACCTCGTTGTCGGCGGGGGTGATGCCGTGCACCCGGTCGGCCAGCAGCTGCTCAATGAACGACGCAGCGGAGGGGTCCACCACGGTGAAGTCTGGCCGCACCCCGGTGTCGTCGGTGCCGTCCCACCGGTTCGCTTCAGCAAGGAAGGACTGCAACTGCTGGGAGTGCTGGGCGTCGGTGAGGCGGACCTTTGCCACCTTCGGGTCGTGCCGGTGTTCGGCGGCGGCGTACAGGCGGGTGATGCCGTCCGCTTCGGTACCCCTGCCTAGCAGGATGGCGTCCAACGGGTTCGTGGTGCCGTAGTCGATGCCGACCGCGAACCACCGGTCGATGTGGGGCAGCATCTTCACCACGTGCACGTCCGGGTTCCATGCCTCGTACACGGTGCCCTCGGCGGCCACCCACTGGCCAAGGATCAGCCGGCGGTACCACAGGCCCTGGTGTTCGGCCTTGATCGCGGACACGTACGCGGAAGGTAGGGACGGGTTGTCGTCCAGGGTGAACGTGAAGTGCGCCAGGTCCAGTTTCTCGGCCCGGTCCAGGAACTCGACCTTGAGCCAGTGCGCCGGGCCGTCAGGGTTGGTGGTGCCGAACAGCTTGGCGCCGGGCAGCGACAGGCGGCCCAGCAGCTCGGTCAGGAAGCCCTTCGGGAGTAGCGACCCCTCATCGACGTACGCGCCAGCACCGGTGGCACCGCGGATGCGGCGGAACGCCTTCACGTCGGTGGCGCCGATCAACGCGACCCGGCGGCCCATGATCCACACGAACGTCTGCCCGGGGGTGTGTATCACGTACTGTGCGAGGTCGCCGAAGATCGACGGGTCCTGCAGCGGTCCGATGAGGTTCCGCTCAATGGTCTGCAGCGTCTGCCCGACCATGAACAGCTCACCGCCGGCGGGTGCCTCGTTGGCGACGTACTGCAGCCACCTGAGCAGGGAGGCGATGGTCTTGCCGGACCGGATCGCGCCGGTCCACCAGTTGCTGCGTCGGTTGGAGGCGAGCAGGGAGGCGTGCTGCTTCGGGGACAGCACCCCGGTGAGCCTGTAACTCACGGATCCTCCGGGGTGTCGGGAAGGTTCGTGACCCGCAGGGCCGCGAACATGGCGCCGATCATCGACTTGCCGGCCTCAGCGCCCGCGCCGGCCTTGTCCACCTCCGCGAGCTTCACGGCCTTGTCCACCGCGGTGCCGGCGGCTTGGATCAGGGTCCGCTTCGACTGCACATCCGGTTCCGGCAGCTCGTGCTCCTCGTACGTGTTGTCCTTGCCGCCGAAGTTGAACGCCGTGTGCGGGGTGTGGAGGGCGTCCAGCAGCAACGCCGCCTCGTCCAGGAACCTGGTCTCAAGGGCGGCGCGCTTATCCCGGTTGGTCGCCACCTTCGCCTCGGTGGCGGCGGCGGTGCGGGCGTTGCCCCAGGTGAGGTTCTGCTCCCGGGCGAACTTCGACACCGTGGACTTGGACCGGCCCAGCTCGGCGGCGATCTGGCCGAGTGAGTGGCCGGCGGCGTGCATGGCTCGGATGCGGGCGTGTTCGTCGGTGGTGAGCGGTGCGGCCGGGGCCATGGTTTCCTCCTGCGCTCCTGGCGCTTGGGGTGCGCGCACCTGGCGCGCAGTGTTGAGAAATGTGGTGCGTAGTGCTTGCGTACGCACTGCGCAGTGTGTATCGTTGCAGACATGGAGACCGAGACCCTGACCGTGCGGCCCTTCCCGGCCGCACCCGACTTCGCAGCCACCGAGCTGCAGCGCCGAGCCTTCGCCGCAGACATGCGAGAGGCGTGGCTGGACCGCGCCGAACTGTGGACCACGCAGGCCGACAACGCGGCCCGCGCCGGCAACCACCTCGACGCCGAGGTCCTGATTGCTGATGTGCGGATGGCGCTCACCCAGGCCCGCATCTACAGGCCCACGCCATGAGGTACCTGTCCGCCACCACACCCGCCACGTACGACGAGTGGTTGGAAGCACACCGGTTCTGGGGACCCGACGCGGTGCAGGTTCTCTACGCCCTTGAGGTGCTGGCCGAGCAGGGCGGCACATGGGCCGTGGGTGACGACCTGCTCGTGGCCGGGACGCGTGGCGCCGACCCGCGCGGTGCGTTACGGCTCCTCGTGTTCTCCGGTCTCGCCCAGCATGCCGGCGCGGACACGTACGTCATCACGCCGTCCGGGAAGGCACTCGACGCGGGCAGGCCCACCAGGGGCAACGGGGTGCAGCTGCACCGCCGCCACACCGCCTAGAGGGCGCACCCGCACGAGTAGTCACCACACAGCGGACACGCCGGGTCACTCACTCCCTCGGGCGTCTGGTTCCTGTTCGGCCAGCGGGGTGCCCTCTGTCTCAGGGCGGTAGGGGCCTCGGTGGCGCCCAAAGGTAAGCACCTCACCCATCGTCGTTTCCTCTCGCATCAGTGACACTTCCTCGCTCGACAGCGCCGGCACGCCGCCCACACGCGCACCCGAAGCTCACCCGATACTGGGTCAATGCGCGGCCACACGTGGCGCCACCGGTGCCCGAACAGCGTGCACATCACGCCACCGCCAGGTGATCCCAGCCCGTGCGGACCGTGTGCCCGTCCCGGAACGTCACCGGCCTACCCAGGTGCTCACCCACCAGCATGGTCACCATGCCCGGCGGCGACTGCTGGCCCTTCCGGTGCCGCCACCACCGCGACTCACCCTCCAACGCAGGAATACCCAGCGCCGTCTTGGCACCGAGCTGCTGCAACCACAGGTGGTGGTGGTGCGCCTCGAGGTACAGGGTGGCGTCACCAGCCAGCTGCAGGCCGTGGCCCTGGCCCTGCCACCAGTCGTGGGCCTTGCCGGGCCCGTGGTAGTGGCCGTGACCCATCAGGGTGCGGACACCGCCCAGGTCCAGGGTGAGGGTCAGCTCACCCGCGGCCGGGGTGACGATTCGTACGTGGTCGTACGCACTGCCGGCCATCCGCAGGGTGCGGCGCAGTTGCTTCGCGGCGAACGTGGCCCAGGAGTGGTGCTCGAGGCCGTCCGGCTGGCGTGCTTCCTCGTCGTGGTTGCCGGGGATGATCGGCACCACCAGCCGGTCAGCCAACGGGGCGTAGTGCGCCACCTGCTCACACAGCAGGTGGATCAGCAGGTCCACCTGTTCGGACGTGGCGAGGGTGGTGCGGTTGCGGTTGCGGCCGTCCTGTGAAACGTACCCTTCGATGCAGTCACCGAGGTGCGGCAGGGCGATGGTGTCCACCGGGTGGTCCCTGCGCAGCGCGGCCAACCGGTCGCGGCCGTAGTCCAGGGCGTCCATGAACCGGTTCACGGTGCCGTCCACACCGTCGCCATCGGTCTTGCCGAGCTGGTAGTCCCCGCCGGCGTGGACGAACACACCCGGGGCACCCATCACGGTGCGCTTGGGGTGGCGCAGCGGGTCAAGCTGGCGCCGTGCGCTGTCGAACAGCGGCAGCAGGTCCTCCGCGGTCACCGACATGCCACCCGGCAGCCGCGGGGCGATGTTCACCCGCTTGGCCCGCAGGGTGATCACGTCCCGGTCACCGTTCTCTAGCCGCTTGGACTGCTCCCACTCGGAGTACCGAACGCTGGTGACGGTCCACCGGGCCGGGTCCATGCCCCGCTCGGCCAGCAGTTCATCCTCGGCTGGTTCTGGTTCTCCGTCCGCCCACGCCGGGGAGACGATGTAGCCGCCCTCGGTGGTGTCGTACTCCGCCCGGGGTGACCAGCCGGCCGGTGGCTGCAGCGGGTCACGGCGGGACGCCTCGGGCACACCGGCGGGTGGGGCCACGATGTCGTCCACGGTGGGCCGGGCGCAGGCGCACCGGTTGGCGCGGTGATCCTTCACCGTGGTGGGGCCGATGTCGTGGCCAGCCTCGCGCAGAACGCGGGAGGCCACAGCGGCAGCCATGACCCTAGTGCCGCCGAGCGTCTTGTCCTCGGCCGCGAGTTGGCCCAGCTTGCACAGCGCCATGGTCTGCCTCTCAACGTAGGGGTGGCCCGTGCGTGGGCCAGACGGGCAAGGGCGCGACTCCCTGCCTGTTGCTGCGCATTTCGAGGTGGCGCGGGTCGGATTTGAACCGACGATCTCGGGCTTATGAGGCCCGCGGGGACGGCCGAACTCCCCCACCGCGCTCTGTCGTGCCGCCTCATACGCGGCACGGGGTCATGCGGGCTGGTGCGCACCCTTGTGCAGCTCGCGCAGCAGGCGCCCAACAGGCACCACGTCCAGCCACCCGTCGTGGCCCTTCACCGCGTCCAGCACATCAGCCCACAGGTGCTGCTCAGCCGGCGTCAGGTGGTGCCGGTACAGCAGCATCGTGTGCAGGCCAGGGATGCCGTGGGCCATGGCCATGCGCTTGTACGCGGCCCGTTCCCACCGGGCCCGGATGCGGGCGTTGCGGCCGTACGACTGAATGGTCATGAGGACGGCCGGCCAGCCGCGGTCAACGGCGTGGGCGCCGAGCTTGACCAGCAGCCCACTCCGCCAGATCGAAGGTTTCATTTCAAAGCACGGGATGAGGTCGCGGGCCTGGCAGGTGTCCAGTGCCTGTTCAGCGGTCAGCACCCGGGCCTTGTGGTCCTTGGTCTGCAGCTGCTGCACCTGGTAGAGGAACAGGTTCTCGACCTTGCGGCGGGGGACACGGTGGCCGGGTCGGGGTTCGTACCCGTGCAGCCACCACTGTGACCAGTGCATGAGGATGATGGTCCGGCGCCACGGGGCCCATGGGTGCCAGTTGTTGGCGCGGCAGGTGCGGACGTTGAGGTCGATGCCAAGGTATCCCATGGCGGATGCGAGGAGGATGCCCACGATGGTGTCGCCCTTGGTGTAGGGGTCGATGTGGGCGACGATGCGCTCAGTCACGGGCTGACCTCGATCCGCTGGCGATGAAGTCCGCGGCGTCCAGCAGGTCTTCCTTTCCGAGCAGGCCGACCGCGGCGGTGAATGCCTCGAGCCGTTGGCGCTGTTCGGTGGTGAACTGCCCGGGCGAGACCACCGTGATGCCGTTGTATGCGCGTGCGTCCATTTCTAGGCCTCCTTGTTAAGCAAGTTGCTTGGACGTTGCTGGGCAACGTGATGACGGGCTGAATCGGTGAGGTATCGGCAGCCCCGGCTCACACCTCACAACCGGAATGACGACGTACACTCACCCCATGCACGCACGCGGCTACATGCTCGAAGTCGAATACGACGGCCACACCCTCACCGCCACCGGCACCACCAAGGCCAGCCAGGTCGCCCTCCGCGGCCAGCAACGCAACGACGGTCCCCTGGTCCTTCGCCGTGAGGACATCACCCAGGTGGACGTGAAGCCGGCCAGCATGCTGACCAACGGACACCTGGCCCTGCACACCACAGGCGGCGACAGGTACGTCCTTCACTTCCGCAGGAAGCAAGCAGACGACTTCACCGAACTGGCAGCCGCACTATCCGCGTGACCACGCCGCCATCCGCGGTGCGCATCACCCGAAGTTCAGGGCGCCGGCGCTGACCCAGCGTGCACGCCACCAGCTCAGCGGCGATCACACGGTGAGCCTCATCAGAATGAGGACCAGGCAGGGACCCACGCACGCGCGAGGCAACAGGCCGAACGTGCTCAACCATCTGGTTGTTAATCCTCATGGTTGACCTTTCGGAAGGGTCGGACGTAGTGCGGCAGCAGCCACACGGTGAGGACACACCAGCCCAGGACGAACACCACAGGCTTGACGCGCCTACGCGTGGCCGAGCACATGGTGGAACCACCACGCCTATGACGTACGTAGTTCCACCACAGGGCAGCCACCAACAGGGTCAGCGGATGCACCGGTCAGTCCTCACACCAGAGGTTGTCGTCCACGAGACGCAACAGCGCAGCGACGACAGCACGCAGTCGGTTCACGGGACGGGCCGCCGATCGATGGCCTCTATCCACTTGACAGCCACAGCAGCGACCTGCACCAGCTCGGCGCGAAGCTCCACAGGATCGGTGGCGCTGTACGCCTCTCGCACTTCCTCGTGCAGAATGTTGCGCCAGGTGAGCGTGCCGTCCTGCGCGGCGGCGTCGGTCTCAGCCTTGGCGAACGCCTCGAGCAGTCGGTCCTGCGGCTGGCCGGTGCCGTCCGGGTGGTCCTTGGTGGAGTCGTCGCCCCACTTCTCCACCTGGCGGTACCGCTCAGCGCGGACAGCCTCGAGCACGCGGGACATGGCACGACGGGTGGCACGCGCCGGCTTCACGCTCACCGACCCGTCTCCAACCGGTCCAACGTCAGGAAGTACCCCGCACCATCCACACGGTTATCCCGCTTCGGAGAGTGCACGTCCCGGGCCAGCTTCAGACCGATCATGCACCTGGGGATGTCCTCCGCGTCGATGAACGCACCGTCCGCCAGCTTGTGCTGCAACAGGCCCGTCCAGATGATCGCGGTCCGGGTGAAGTTCTCACGCGGGTGCGCGTAATCCTCCTGACGGTCCCCGTACACCGCAGCCTGTGCGTCCTCGAGGATCGTCGCCGGCGGCACGGTCGGGCAGCACGGACTGTTGTCCTCACCGCCGCAGCAGGTCGGCCGCGCGGAGCGCACGATGTAGTCGGCCACACTCTCGGCCGGGTCAAGGTTCTCCTGCACGTCGGACGGCAGGTCACCCAGCCACTCGGTCAGGTAGTCCCGCAGGTCGGCCACCTGGTCGCGCGTCAGCTCCACCACACCGCCAGTGATCCACACCTTCGCGTCGCCGGCATCCACCTCGAGAGTGTCGTCCCAACGGTCGGTCAGGTTCAGCGGGGCGTCAGTGCTCATCGTCTCTTGTCTCCCTTGCTCTCGGTCTCCCTCGGCCACGGCGTGCACCCATCCACACGGAACCGTGGTGTGTCCTTCGTCCCCGGCGGCCCGTACCTCGCCTGATCAGGTGGAGGAATCGGCGGGAAGTCGTCGTACGGCAACCGCACACCGCCCGGCGTCGGCCCATGGTTGGGGCCCTGCCAACACTTCTCAGGGCTTATCCTCGGCACGCTGGTCTCCCGTCAACGATGGATCCCACCCCTGCCGGACGGGGGACGCATGAGTGGGTGGGGAGACCGAACACCAACACGTCCGCGCGCACACCCGGCAGGGGTGAGGTAGTAGGCCGCTGTGCCTGGTCTGTCGTGGCGTTCTCGTCGTGAGGGGTCCACCGGACAGCACAAGCGGCCAGATTGTGGTGAGACCAGCGCGCCGGTTGGATCGGCCGACGCGCTGGTCTCGGTTGCCGGGTTTGAATGCCCGATATTTCCTCGGGTGCTTCGGCATCCCTGCCTCTATCCACCTCGGGGACCAGCCCGGCCAGACTGGCAATGGTTCCTGGCGGTGCGCACTGGTGCGACCGTGACACACACGCTACCGCACTACGCACCAACTACGCAAGTACCGGCGTTGCACTACGCACACCACGCGCAACCGTTCGGCAGTGTTCGCACCACGCCGGCGGAAGATCAGACATCACACACAACCGGCCCGCAACATCACGGATCCGCACCGGCCCACCCGTCTTACCCGCCCGAGACCACACCGTGGACGACGGCAACCCCAACGCCTGCGCAGCCACCGACTGCGGCACCACCCGATCTAACGCAGCAGCAGGGAGCACCGGGGCAGACGGAGCCGGTACGTCACCGACCAGCGGCCACGCATCCGACACCCAATCCCGAAGGTTCTCTCGCAAGGTCTCTTGGTCCTCGGGCGCCATCACGTCCAGCACGCCAGCCAGCACTGCGCACATGCGGGCCGGGCTGTCTCCAACGGTCAGAGCACCATCCCATCCAACGGCGTCCACCCACCAGCGCAGACCACGCAACAGCTTGTGCCGATGCTCCGCAGCATCCAGATTCCCCGGCGCCGGCCGATGCCGCGGGTCCGGGCTCGAAGTCGGACCCTCACCGCCCGGGCGACCCGGCAACATCGCACGCCCAAGCTCCGCATACACGCCAGGAACCTTCACCAGCAGCTGCCGCAGCCCGATCACGCGGCTACCCGACGTTCAGCAGCGCGCATCCTCTGCACCGCCTTGCCCAACGCGCCCACCGTCATGCCCATGCGTGGCGCCAGGTTGCGGACGTTCCAGTTGATAGACCGCTCCGGGTCCGCCATTCGACGCCACTCGTCGGCCACCTCGGACCCAAGCACCACCCGAGTTGGGTAATCTTCAATCACCCCGCGGGCCGTTGCGGTCCGGGCGCACGCGTAACACAGGCCGCGGCGACTGTGCCGGGCCAACCCATCGGCATCAGGGGTTCCGCGCACCAGGGCCCACTGGTGTTTCGTCAACAGCTGGCGACCACACCAGCCCGCACAGGTCATCATGGTTCCTTGGTCTCCCTAGATGCTCACGGGCTGATCCCACAGCCCTGGTATCGGTTCCGGCGCCTGACAGCCGCACGCACACAGCGGTGCGCCAGACACCCTGGTGGCGGCCAGCCCGCCAGAGTTGTCCAACAGCACCCAGCCGCGCCACGTCCAGACCGGAACCTCGGCCGGCGGTTGCCCTCGGCGCACGCTCCATCCATGGTCCTTGGCCTCGGCAGGGTTGGCCTCCACCCAGCCATGGCAGCCGCGGGTGCCGTCACCGCACAACGTCAGCAGGTTGGACGGCAGGTTCACCGCCGGGTCCTTGGTGCCACCCATGCCCCGGGCCACCCGGTGCTGCGTCGTCAGCGGCAGGTACCCGAACGACGCCGAACGGCCACAGCGGGCGCACCGGTGGTCGTCCCGTTCCCGCACCAGCCGCACCGTGGCGGCCGGCGGGTCAGTCCTGCGCGCCATGGAACTCTGCAGCCCACTCCGCGCACGACAGGTCACCCTTCGGCACCGGGTGTGTGTCACCGTTCCCGCAACCAGCGCAGCACGGCACACCCTTGCCGGCCGCCTCGAGCTGCACCTGGCAGTCCTTGGCCGTCACCCCGCACAACTTGCAGGCCCTTGAGCCGCCCGTGCTGACGTACGCCCGCATGTCCAGCATCCGGTGAATCCGGCCGGCCAGCTCAGCGGTGGACGGCCCAGCAGCGGCGATGGCCTCGGGCTTGGCCTTGGCCCGGCACGCGGCCAGGTGAGCCTCACCCACCGACTGGTCCACCTTCACCAGCACCTGCGCGGTCTGACCATTCGAGGTCACCACCGTGGCCGGCAGTTCGATGTCACCGCCGCAGTGCGGGCAGCTCAGCGTCAGCTTGGCCATCAGTGCCACCCGTCCCGGATGCCCTCGGCCACCGCGGCCAGGACCATGAGGCCCATCACCACGGCACCGAGGATCACGAACCACGTGTACGGGTCCATGTCAGCCCTGCGCCCACGGGTCAGCGATCTTGGCCGCGGTCGGCGCGTACTCGTCCACTTCCGCGCGCGTCGGAGTGGCCCACGGGTCGGCAGCCTGTCCAGCGTTGGCGCCCGCCCACGGGTCGTTCTGCGCGGTCGGTGCCTGCTGGCCCTGGCCGCCGGAACGCTGCGCCCGGGTCACCTTCGCTGTGGCGTACTTGAGGGACGGGCCCACCTCCACCACGTCCAGCTCGGTCACGGTGCGCTTCTCGCCCTCGCGGGTCTCGTAGGACCGGGCCTTGAGGTTGCCTTGCACCACGACGCGCATGCCCTTGGTCAGGGACTCGGCCACGTTCTCCGCAGCCTCACGCCACACACTGCAACCCAGGAACAGGGTGTCACCGTCGCGCCACTCGTTCGCTTGCTTGTCGAACGTCCGCGGAGTGCTGGCCACCGTGAAGTTGGCCACCGCGGCACCACCAGGGGTGAACCGCAGCTCCGGGTCCGCAGTGAGGTTGCCCACCACGGTGATGAGAGTTTCGCCTGCCATGTCTCGGTCTCCTGCTCAGTTGCTGGCCAGCGTCTTGTGGCACTGGCTCGTGGGATGGATGTAGTAGTTGTCCGCGCCCGTCACGGTCGCGGCCGGGTGCGTCACCGGGCGGTGAACCGGGCCAGTCACACCTGATGGGGACTGGCACAGGCCATCCAGCGCGGGCTGCTCAGCGTCCGCGGCGGCGTACATGGCGGGCGGCACGTAGGGCTCACCGAGGGCGGCGCACA